GGCGCAAGCCAATGCAGCGGCTAAGGCTGCGCTATTGGAACGTCTAGGCATCACAGCAGACGAAGCTAAACTTCTTTTGGCATGACCCCAAAGTTATGCAAAGCAGGGCAGCAACTCAGGCTTCAAGTAGATGATTGTTTCCCAGATAGAGATCGCACCTCAGACGGCTGGATTGGCGACACTCGTCATTCGGCACGTCGTTCTGACCACAATCCTGATGCAACGGCTGGTTTCGTCGTCAGAGCCATTGATCTTGACAGGGATTTATCTGGAAAGAAAAAGCCCGACCTCATGCCTGACCTTGCAGATCAGATACGACACGCAGCAAAGTCTGACCCAAGAATTGCTTACATCATCTTCAACGGCAAAATTGCCTCTCGCAAGTCCCTTTGGCGTTGGGTCGCATATCGTGGAATCAATCCGCATGTTAAACATTGCCATGTTTCTTTTACTAAAAAGGGCGATACAGATGGTTCGTTCTTTAATATCCCGATGATAGGCGGCACACAATGAATATGAAGAATCCAGCAGTCCTCACAGCAGGAGCGTTCCTCTCAGCTTGGGCAGCTTCTAACTTCGCAGCGGATTACCGCTCTATTCTATGGGCGATTCTCGCTGGCGTATTCGGTTACGCAACTCCTAAGAAGTGAGCGCGCAAGACCTTGCGGCGTGGGCTGTTGGTGTTGTTACTGTTCTTGGCGGCGTGGCAACGTTCACGCAGTTTATGATTAAGCACTACTTGGCTGAACTAAAGCCTAACGGCGGCTCATCAATGAATGACCGCTTAACGCGTGTCGAAGCAATGCTTGAGGTACTAGTTAAGGGAAAATAAAGTTATGGCAAGGAAGCGACCAGTCATAGACCTAGACACTTATTCAGCCCTTGATGCTTACGCAATAGCGTTGAACGAGTATTACAAGTCTTTACGCAGAGCAGGGTTCTCAGAGACTCATGCCTTCTGGATATTGTCTGATCGTGAGTCCTTCCCTGATTGGATTATCCCAAACCTTCCCAATCGCATAGATAATATCCCTTACGAGGACGACGACGAGGACTGATGAAGAAAATCGTTATTCTGAGTGACCTGCAAGTTCCCTTTGAGGACGTACACGTTACTCGGAACATTGCACGATTTCTCAAGACATTTAAGCCAGACCAGACTGTAACCATTGGCGACGAGATTGACTTCCAGACTATTAGCAAGTGGTCAGAAGGCACACCACAAGCCTATGAGCAAAGCCTTGGCGATGACCGAGACAGATGCGTTGATCTCCTATGGGAGTTAGGCGTTACCGACTGCATCAGGTCTAACCACACAGACCGCCTATACAACATAATCATGAAGAAGATACCTTCATTCCTATCATTGCCAGAGCTGCGCTTTGAGAAGTTCATGAAGTTTGACGAACTGGGCATTACCTTCCATAAGAACCCTATGCCGATTGCTCCCAACTGGATAGCAGTCCATGGCGACCATACGCCTATTAAGAACCTAGGGGGTCTGTCAGCCCTTGAAGCCGCCCGTAGGCATGGGAAGAACGTTATCTCAGGACATACTCACAGAGCAGGGCGTAGTGCCTTCACAGAAGCCTCTGGAGGGCGTTTAGGGCGTGTTTTACATGGAGTCGAGGTAGGTAACCTCATGGACTTTAAACAAGCCTCATACACCAAAGGAACGGCTAATTGGCAACAAGCTTTCGCCATTATGTACGTCAAGGGATCTAACGTTCAGGTGGACATTATCCACATTGAGAAGAACGGCACGTTCATCGTTCAGGGCAAAGTCTATGGACGACCTAGATAACGACATTAGGCGCACCCTAGACGATGCGGTGGACGAGGCAGAATTGTTACCTAATCGTTATCAAAATGTGCTAGTTGAGGTCGAGCTGCCGTTGTAGAGTTCGTTCTGTAGGGCTAGCGAAATCCCCATTGGGAAAGTAGACACGGAACTAGCCCTACACCTAACGAAAGGGCTCACAATGAACAAGTTAGATAATCTCTTAGAACGTCTAGTTTCACGTCATGCAGCTAATCTCGGACTCGATATTCAGTTACGCGAGCAAATGATTCGCGAAATGGCAATATGCGCAGAACGTGGTTACAACACACGCGCAGAACTTATTAGCCTTACCAAGAAAGCTTTGGTGGCATAATGAACTTAGATTTAATTATCTTCGTAGCAACAATTGCCTTGGTCTATTGCGGTTATCGCATTGGCTTTGAGGCTGGCAAGGTAGAAGGTCGCATCGAGCAGTTTCAGGCGAATCGATGAAAGCAAGTGACTACCTTAACGAAGCCAAAGCAATCATCGAAGATCGTGGAATGGACTACGGACACCCGTCAGACAATATGCAGCGAACCGCACGACTTTGGTCTGCATACCTCGAAATGCCTATTACTGACTACCAAGTGGCGATGTGTTTGGCATTGGTCAAAGTCGCAAGGTCAATGGAATCTGCAAAAGTCGATAATTTCGTCGACGGCGCAGCATACTTTGCTTTATGTGGAATGTTAGCCACAGAGGAGAATGAGCTTTATGTTTAATCTAGAAGATTACGAGACAGTTGAAGAACGCCTAGTGAAGTATTGGAAGGATCACCCAGATGGTCAAATTCACACAGAACTATTGGAAAACACTTCCAGTCGTTTTATTGTTAAGGCTTCTATATTTCGTACAGAGGCAGATCCCAAGCCATGGACGACTGGTCTTGCAGAAGAAACAGTCCAAGGACGTGGTGTCAATGCTACGAGTGCACTCGAAAATTGCGAGACCTCTGCTATTGGTCGAGCTCTTGCTAACGCGGGATATGCTACGAAAGGCAAGCGAGCGAGCCGAGAAGAGATGAGCAAAGTAGCCTCTAAGCAAGCGGTACAAGAAGTGGTACAACAAACCAAGGCTAAGATGGCTGATACTTCAAAGGAATATGTCCCAATAGCAAAGGCAGATGATCCATGGACAACGTGGGAAGCAGCACCAGTAGCGACAGCGGAACAAGCAGTCGAGACGGTGAAATCAGCACTTGGTGGCACTGCGGTAGAGGAATCGTGCCAGCATGGTGCGCGAGTCTGGCGAACTGGGACGAGCAAGCAGGGTAAGCCCTATGGTGGCTGGTACTGCTCTGGTGCTTACAATGGAGTCTTATTAGATCACAAAGACAAGTGTGAAGTGAATTGGTACGAGATTGACAAAGAAACGGGTCAATGGAAGCCACAGGTTAAACGCTGATGGGACACATACAGTTCCTGAACCAAGATAGCGAATGGGAGTCATTCCCAACGCCTGAGCAAGAGGCTAACCTGCGTGAGAACGCAAAGATGCTGGAAGAATTGGGTTACAAACTGATCTGTCAGTTGTGTAACAAGTTCCCCAATGCTCAACAGATTCGTCAGCGATACTTGAAACACGAGTGGACTTGCGAAGCCTGTGGAACAGTTAATTCTGCTGGGCGTGCATGACACGTCACAGAAAAGACCGAGGCTTGCGTACTGAGCGAGTGGTTGCAGCCTATCTCTCGCAATGGTGGAGAAGCGCAGGTGTAGGTCGAGGGGCTGGAAAAGATATAACCAACGTCCCGTTCGACGTTGAGGTTAAGGCTAGATCGGCGTTCCAGCCGTTAGAGTGGTTGCGCCAAGCAACTAAGAGAGCGTCAGTTCAAGGCGAATTGCCGTTCGTGGTGTGTCGTATGAATGGTCAAGGCGAAGATGCTTCTGAGTATCTAGCGTTCATGCGATTTGGAGACTTGGTGCAACTACTTCTAGCTATTTACGGTGATATTCAGACTGACTCGGTACAATTAGAACCAGAAAGATGCGCACAGTGCGGATCGTGGAAGTTGGTCAATGTGCCATGCAGGACGTGTAAGTAATGCCGATATACGAGTTCGAATGCAACAACGAGAAGTGCCAATCTAACAGCCGATATGACCAAGAGTTCTCAATAGCAGAACCACATGACCTCGACTGCCCTTTCTGTGGGGAGTCCATGCGAAAGGTTTACAGCTCAGTTCCAGCCGTTCACTTTAGAGGCTCAGGGTTCTATTCAACGGATTCAAGGTAATTATGCCAAATCAACGATATTGGGCTAATCGAGGCAAGCGCATCAGAGCTTATGGAATTACCGTACAAGAACATAATCGCCTTAGAGATGAACAAGGCGGAGTTTGCGCTATATGTGGAGGTCTTAATAAAGACCAAGCATTATGCATAGACCATGACCACGCAACAGGCGAAGTCCGAGGATTATTGTGCCATGCTTGTAATCGCGCTATCGGTCTATTAAAAGATGATCCTGAATTAATGGTTAAAGCTGCTGAATACATTCGTAAGGGAGTTCCTGAATACATTCGCGGTAAACTCATTAATCAGCATGGCAAAAAAGTAAGAGTTGCATTGGATTATGAAGTGCCAGAAGTCGTATATGAAACTTATAGTGAGGAACAGATGCAAGCTGAATTTAAGGAAATGTTCAGCGAAGAACACAAACGGGAGTTTGGGCATCGTTTAGAAGATTGTAAAGGAGCAAAGGTATATAACCGCGCTGGCGTATTTATGCGTATTCAACATTAATATGTGACGTAATTCACTCTCATATAATGAGACGATAGGAGAATATTAAGCATGACATACTTGACAAGGTCGGTACTCTACAGGCTAGAGCCCATCAAGGGCTCAGGACGAGCCGCCTCGCGGATAGCTCGGACGGTAGCCGCCGTTATTGGGATAGCTCTGTCTATAGGTGTAGCACCTGCAGATGGTGGCTCAATAGATGCCATTCAAAGCGTTCACGAATTAGCTGATAAGCAATTAACGGAGAAGCAAGAGTATTGTCATAATCAGATTACATTTAGAGAATCATCTAATAATCGATATGCAGTTAATGGATCACATCATGGCTATTACCAAGGAAGAAGTGTGAGCCTTAAAGGCGCACCTGATGACTATCAGTTCTATTGGTATTGGTACTATGTACAGCATCGTTATGGAGTAACACGCTATGATGAGCCTGACTATTGTAAGGCGTTACATCACTTGAGAGTTAAGGGTTGGCAATGAGTAGCAAGAAGGGTGATCCACGTCTTAGCCGTAAGTATAAGGAAGTAAGACTCAAGGTATTGGCTAGAGATGGATACACATGCTTCTATTGTGGTCACGAAGGAACTAAGGAGAATGGTTTAACTATTGACCACATAATTCCTGTTAGTAAAGCACCAGAACTTGCCATTGATGAATCGAACATGCGGATTGCGTGCAAGTCGTGCAATAGTGCTAAGGGGTCTCGCTCAGAGG